TGCCTGATAAAATGGAAGATTATCTAATTCATCTTTTGAATATGGCATTTTTTATCTCACTACTTTAAATGAATGTTTCTCATCGAAATATTGAACGGTTTCATCAGCAGTTCCACTACCACTTACTACCTTATAGTTTATTCTATAAAATCTTTCTGACTGTAATCCGTTCATCCACAAATTGAAATAATTTCCTGTAGAATCACAACTTACTACTGAACCACTTCCAAATGGTACAATAACATCTTCTGTATATGCATCTTTAATTTCATAATATGTACTACCACTTGGTAGATATTTTGCTGTTGTATATCCCGTACTATATCCACTTGTGGAATACGACTTTTCGGGATACCTTGCTCTACCAACTACTCTAAATTTTACTTTTGAAGTTTCTTTATATTCTGGACGAAATCCTCTCATATAAAGAACCATATCTTCAACCTCGGTATTAGAAAGTGCTGATAATGAACCAGTCGTCCATTTAGAATCATCCCAAACTACTTCTAATTTTGGTTGATAAACTGTATGTGTATCTCTACCAAAATATAAAAAATGTCCATAATGTGTAGTACTTCCTTCATCTTCAGTAGTGGAATACTCCATACTACCACTTCTTTTTAACATAAATCCTTCATTTGAAACTGTACTACCTAACCACTTCCATACAATATCAGTTACGTCCATTCTTAAATCTGATGGTTCATGGGTGAAAGATTGAGAGGCTTCATATCCACTTCCACTATACCAAGTTCCACCACCCCCAGATAATGTTTGTGTTGTATCAGTACCACCAGCAAGTGCAGATGTTCCACCACTAAATACAAATAACCCTGAAGATGATGCTGCACTTAAATTAGAATTAGTTCCTGCAGAACTTCCAGATAACATTAAATAAGTCCAATTAGAAGAATCACTTCCAGAAAAGCTTGCAGAAATTGCTAATCCGTGTAGAGAAGAACTTGCAGTATTATTAATAGCACTTCGTAAATTATTAACAGAACTACCAGTTGTTGATCCAGATGCTACGAATATTTGAGTGGAACTGTTATTAAGTATACCTACTGTCGGTGCCACAAATGTAAAATCAACTCCTCCTATAGTAACTTCTTGATTATTATAATCACCCTCATTAATTATTAAAGTTCCACTTGCAAAAGTATTGCCTTGTAATGTAGAATAACTTCCATACCAAGGAGTTGCCGTATCATTATTATCTCTATATTTCCAACTCGCTCCATCTTCAATTATTGGATTAGAGTGTGCTCGACCAGAACCCATATCCCAACTCTGACTTACTGGATACCCATATAAGTTTTGTGTTACATTTAATTCTTTTGAACTTGCATCATATAAATTTAAATAAAATCTCGTTTTTGATCCTGATGTAATTAAATTAGATGCTACTGATTTAGAAATATAAGTCAAATCAAATTTAATTAAAGCACGTGAAACATTTACTACTGAACCGTCTGCGTTCATATCTTTTCTAATCTCAAGAATCTCATCAAGACCAGTATTCATACTTGCACTTGATTCATATAATGTTGTATCTTTTGTTGCGTATTCAAAATAATGCATTAGATATCTCCCATGACTCTACCTCGTATATCAGTATCGGGGTATTTAACTTCAAATATTGTAGGGTCTACCGCCGGATAAACTATACTACTATAGGTGGCACCAGCAACGTTATATAAATTATTAGAATATCCATCGACCTCTCCACTTTTATTTTTAATTACAACTAACTGTTGTTGTTCATTAGGATCTTGATTAGGTGGATTAACTACAGTAGCAACCCCGGGCATTCCAACTATTTCAGATGCCACATCGGCCAAAATTATAGGTTGATTTATTTGCCACTTATTTATACTAAAATAAAGTTTTAATTTATCAACACATCCCAACAATACTTCATTTTTATTAAATCCTTTTTTAGTAAGAATAGCAAACTCAACTCCAATATTACATATCCATGCATCTTTTAATTGAACTGCATCAGTCATCATTCTATATTGAGTCAAATATGTTTTTATATTTTCTTTAACTGCATCATTTATTCTAACTAATTTTTTATTTTGGTCATATCCCAACATATACATATTTAATGCTAATGGATTTGAAGTTTCTTCTTCTCCTCCGGCCGCAACTTGTTCATCTTGTATCATATAAACTTTAGCTATATTACCATACTTTGGTGGTAATGAATATACACGAGTTATGTAATCATCTTTAGTTACTGCTCTACTTTGTGCTTGAAAGTATGCTAATGCATTTACTCTAACATCCTCAAGTGTTTCTGCTCCACTACCTCCAGTTGCTGGATCTGGATTTGTTGTTGCTGTAGAATTTAAAGTTAACGTTTCTATATTAGAATCTAAACTCAAAGAACTATCAAATACAGGTGCTTGTAAAGTAATATTATTAACACTATTAGATGCTACATTATCATCTATCCCACCCCCATAAGAATATTTTATAGTTAACGTTGTATTTGTTGGGCATTGACCATAAGTTTCTGTATTAAGAAAATTTGCCGGATCAAATGCTGTATCAAGGAAACTCGGAGTTCCAGGTAAATTAGAACCAACACTTGATGGATTTGGAATAATTTCTTCATCTGCCCCCGCGGCAACTCCTGAACCAAATCTCATTTCAGTTTTCCCATCTGGTCTTATATATGTTTTAAATCGTTTAGATGTCTTTACAAGTTTTAAAAGAAATGGTGCAAAATTTCTACCTTGTACTAAATCAGGAGAATTATTTTCAGTATTTTGAAAATCTGCATATACCGTGTCTTGTGCTAAGAATGGAACTTCATACCAACTATTTCCATCACTATCCGTTACTGAAATTATTTCTAATACTGGACTGTTTTTCAATACAACCCTTTTATACTTTTCTGCTGCTCCAAATGTTATATAATCCGTAATAACTGTCCCACTAACTGCCCTTACTTGTTTTTTCAATAACCACTTAGTAATATTACTTTCATCATCCAGTTCAAAAACCGTATCTTCTCTCCGACTTAGTGAACTTGAATCTCTAAATATTACATCACCTGTTGTTCTAAAAATTGTACCATTATCTGATGTTGTCTGCATTCCAGCTGGTACTGTAAGACAATAGTCTTCATTTGGTGGATATCCTATATCACCATTATTGAAAGTAATAGCCTCAGTACTGTCGGCTGGAACTGTTTGAAAAACGTCAAGAGTTACAGATGCTGGTGAGGCCTGTCTTGGTTTATATCCATATCCTTGTGCTATTTCATAAATAGTCTTCTTTTCTTCTGCAAAAGCTAACATACCTTCTTTAAATTGTTCATCCATATAATAGGATAAAGTATCACCAACATAAGATGCCATTTCTATGAACATCATACCTGGGTCTGATTCGTTAAAATCGTTATATGTATTTGGGAAATATGTTTTAGCAAATTCTATTAGACCATCTCTAAACCCAGAGAAATCTTTATTTAAATATTTTACGTCTTTACTGACTCCTTTTGTAGCCATTTACTTTCTCCCTTATTGATTAATCGCTGATTCAAATTGATCAAAACTTACTGATACAGTTCCGAATCTATCAGGCTCAAATGATAATCCAAAATCTATTGATATATTTACTCTGTTAATATTATAATCTGGCATTGTAATTTCTATATTTTTAATGTTTATGTATGGCAACCATTTTTCAAGTGAACTTCTAATTGAATCTTCTAATACATCTCCAAAATCTTCATTCATAGGTTCAAACAATATTGAATGTAATTGTGAGCCAAATGTTGGTTGTCCCAATCTTTCACCAGGAATCGTTTTTAACAAATTTATAATGTTATATTTTGCCTGTTGAAGTGTGGTTTTTGTTTGTTTAAAAAATCCTGTATCTGAATATCCCAGGGGAAGTTTTAATCCAATGAAAACATCTGGATTTAAATCTTTTTCTCTTGCTCCCATTTATATTCTCCTACTGACTTATTATTTGTTGACCTACAATTAAACCATCTTTTACTATAATTCTTTTTCTAACATATCTTAAAGTTCCATCTGTATTTTCAATAGTATCGGTTACTTCAAAATCTTCTGTAATTCCTTCTTGACCATCTGACGATTGGTATCCACCCGTTTGTATTTTTCCATCAAATTTAATTTCATTAAAACTAAAAACAATATTTAATTTATCAAATATCTTTTTAAGAATTATTATTTGTTTGGCTGCATCTATATTTGACTTGGCTATTGTCCTAAATTTTTTCAACAATCTTGATAATCTTGTTTTTTTAGATTTAGGATTAGTCTGAACTTGTCTAATATTTAACTGATTATTTCTACCTATAAAAAGACTTCCAGGTAATCTATTTTCTAAAAAAGACTTATTATCAAATTTATCTATATTATCTTCACCCGTCAAATAAGAATGAATAGCATCTGCTTCCTCTTGTGATAATTTGGAATTTTCTTTTCGAATTCTTTTTTTAGTTTCTGAATCCTGATCTTTAAAAATTCTATCATTCTTAATTTTTTCAAGTTTATACTTTAAAAACTTTTTATCTAATGCCATAACTCACCTCACTATGGACGAAAATTCGTTCCACCACCTTTTTTCTGGTCAATAGCTTTCATCAAACCTCTATAATCTTTAGTTAATGCATCTTGTACATGGTCTGGAACTTGGTCAACATTTACTCTTGCATTTTTAATAGTTTGAACTGCTCCAATATCTCGTTTTTTCTGTTTTGCGGCCTCAGTAGTTGCTACTCCTGGTGGTGAACCTGCTAAAACATCATTTATCTTACTCGAATCAAATACCTCACCACTTAAAGTAGGATAATCTTCATATCCTCCAACTTGTGGACCTCCAGCTTCACCTTGTGGAACTCCACCAACAGTTTCATTTAACACTTTGTTAAGTGCTGTATTTGATGTATAATGAACCTCTTTTTTAGGTTTAGTTTTATACTGTTTTCTGATAGGTTCTTTGAACTCTTTTTCTGTTAATGGTTTTGAAACTAATTCGGTAAGTGAAGATGAGTTTTCTTCTTTAATAAATATCTCATTCATTTGTTTTTTGACCTCCTTACGAACTACTGTTTCGATTATTTTTATTAATTCTTGTTTCTTCATTTTATTCTCCTTTATAAACCTCTTAAATAATCTTGTAATACTGGACTTGCAAAACATCTATTTAATTCTTCCATCTGCTTAACAAGTTCATTTGTAAGTGCTGAAGTATCTACTTCATCAAAATCTGTATCGGTATCTAAATCTGTCCAAGTACCACTTGCTTCTTCACAAGATTTCTTATCTAAGTGTTCTGTTATAGAACAAAATCCAATGGATTCATCTTCATCAATACCTAAATTTTCAGCAGATATCTTATCATACATATCTTGTAAATCTTTTAAATCTTGTGGATCTATCCAAGTTCCACCTGCTGCCTCACAGGCTTCTTTACTGTCTGGAGGTGAATCACCGGCTTGTGTTGCACACATTGCTAAAATACTCATTAGTTGTGCCTGTAATACAGGAACAATTGTTGTAAATCTACCGATTGTTTTTATTAATAAACTAACACACATATCAACTAATCCCATAATATTTAATACTTTCATTAGTGCTTCAATTATAGGAACTACAAATGGTGGTGTCCATTTTAAAATCTTTCTAACTATTTTTATGGCCTTTTGAATAATCTTTATAACTTTAATTATCGCCTTTATTACTACCATCATTTCCATCATCCACGCCATCACATCCAACATAGTTTTAATGGCCCTTTTTACGGGAGGAGTACAAACATCTTCTGGATCAATTACTGCTTTAGCCATTATTTTATCAACTTCTGCTGATAACTTCCCCAATACCTTATTAAGTTCACCCATCATCTCTTGTATTTTCGCGGTGAATCCAGATAACATCCATGCCTGTAAATCGGGGATTTCCAAATTTGCTAATTGTGCAAGCCAATCTTCTTCATCCTCGGTAGGTAAATTAACAGTTCCAGCTCCCACACAAAAACCTTTATCTTCATCTTCTTCTGTATCACTGGCGGTAAGAGGATCAGGTCCCGCAATTGCCCCTTCATTTTCTACAATATGTGGTGCACCGAACCAAGTTCCCCCATCATTAACTTGTCCTGCATGAATTTGAGTTCCTACTGGAACAATTTCTCCTGAATCAAACTGAAATAAATCATTACCAACATCTGGCCATAATACAGTTGCTCCGTTTGCTCCTGCATATGCACACATATCATCTTCACCAATGATAAGGGGAGCGAATACTTCAGTTCCACCTTCACAAGTTACAATCCAAGTTCCACCTGCTGCCTCACATTCCTCTTTTGTATCCTTACCATCAATTGAACAAGAACCAATCTCATCACCATTTATAAAGGCAGAACCATCTATTAATTCACATCCTGGTATTAGTTTATCACCTGGTCCCAGTGTTACTTTTTGTCCTGCTATTGATTTACATCTATGTGCCATATTATCCTGTCTTTACTATATCACTCTTTGGATCATTTAATTGTTTTTTTAATTCTGTAAGAGCTCCTTCTAATCCCATACACCCCTCTTTAATACCTGATACTGGAACTACAAAATCTACAACTGATCCCTTTGCACTCTGCATAGTAGTACTAAACTCAATTAAAGCATTCATTAAATTTTCTATAAGATCCATTGTTTGGTCACCCTTCAATACTGGTTGGATATTTGGATTTTTACTACTCGGGCCCTTTCTTGGTGCTATCCATCCAGTATCTTCACCTTGTTTTGGAGCATCACCAAGATATACATTTCTGTGTCCTTCTAAAACAATTCTATTCTTACTAACTAAATTTATATCATTGTCTGAATATAAAAATGCATTTTTTCTTGAATTAAAAACTATTCTATCAGAATTTAAAATTATTTGTTTTCCACTACTATCTGTTCTAAATTTTGGATCTAAATCTGTTACTTTACTTTTCTCATGAGTAAGTGGAACTAATTGACCAGTAGTCATCCACATAGAAGCTCCATCTAAATTTATATCTTCCTTTACTGGTTTATGTTTTATAGTTGAAACTTCTCCTTGTCCAGCTCTTATAATTATATTTGGAGATTTTTCTTTTCCTGTATTAACATCTACTGTTTTGTCATCTTTAATAACATTTTTTATATTACTTCCAAATCTAATGGATTGACCAAATCTCCCATTAAATGCTATATCACCTTCTTCTACATTTAATTGTCTTATAACTGGATTAGCCAATGGTGGTAAATTTTCTTTATAATTTTCAGGTACGGTGTCCTTTGTAAAATGAGTTAATAACTTACTAAATCCAGGATAAGAATTAGTAGTTACACTATTATAAAAATTTATTTTTTGACCATAGTAATAGTTTTTGTCTCCACCTAAAACATATTGAGCGGCAATAACTGCTTCTCCTGGATATGGATAATCTTTAATATTCGTATCCATTGGTTTCATAATACAATAATCTGATTCACTAGCACTGCTATAAAATAATCGTGCCTTAATCCAACCATACTTTGACCAATCACGTTCTCCTATATTTTGTCCAGTTTTAATTGGTGGCAAATCTTCTTCATCTACCCAAACTTCTATAACTTCTGCCAGTTCTAACTCATAAAATTCAGGAGTAGGTGTATTTTTAATTGCACTATAAACATCCTGTAAAGTAGCAAAACCTTCTGCTTTACCAGTAAATGAATCAAGTACTTCACTGGTCTTATCTTTAAGCCAACCCATTAATTATCCTTAGCTGTTTGAATATCTTCTGTGATTTCGTCTGTTTTTTTCTGTATATCAACAACTACATCATCTATACTTTTGAGTAATTGTTCTTTCTCTTTGTCTGATAAACCGAACTCTGATTCACTACC